CCCCAAACAGAAACTGCTTGAGTGTTAGCAAATAATCTTTTAACATAAACTTTATAATCATTAGTAGTTACACATCTTCCTTGTGACGCATAATCTAAAGGTGCGTTTAATTTAATTGAACTGATCGACTCTGGTTCTGCACCACCTATTGCACCAGCAGTTGTCGTAACCACAATAGAAGAAACACCATCAACACTCGCAGGTGGACTAAATGTAGTTGCACCATTTGCTAATGATTTGTTTGTTACAACATACTGAAGTATGACAATGTTGCCATCTGACAATGCTTTACTTACGATACCATCACCAAAATAAACTTCATAAAAACCTGCATCAGTTTCTTGTAAGAAATAAACTTCACTCTCATCAGTAAGTTGTGTTATGTCTGTTGCCTTTGTGTAAGTTGTTGTGCTCGAATCTGTAGAGGATGTTTGAACCTTTACAGTCAATGTAGAAGTATCAGATCTTGTATCAGGTAATAAAAATCTTTGATCAACGTCATTACTGTCTACAGTGTATCTTGTTGTTACATAAGTTCCTTCGTAAATTCTTGTGCCAGCAAATATAACCTCACCAGAAACATTAGATGCGCTGACATCAGAAATGGTAACGAACTGATAACTTGAACCATCAACAGTGGTTGTAAACGCAGTTCCTGCACTCATTGTCTTAGAAGATTCTGGAGTAGATAGTTTAACGTCTACAGTTGCAACTGGTGCTCTGGCAGAAGTTGTTTCATATCCTAAAGATTTTGCATGAGAGACTACACTTGAACGAAGTGAGGCACTATCTAAGAACATTTCATTCGCTAACATATTAGCATTCATAGCAAGATAGTGAGTATTATATGCGAGAGTGTCTAAAAGAATATTAAGACCTGCACCTTCAAAATCATAGTCCTTAAATTGATCTTGTGACTTTAGAAATGTTTTTAAGTTTGTTTTTATGTTATCAAAATCTAATTCAGTGACTCTTAGTCTTCTCTGATTAATAACATTTGAATTAACGTGATCTGCCATTATCGTAATCTCTCTAATATAACATCTAGTTCTACTAATTCTGTCGGTGCGTTGACAACATAAAACTCAATAGATACATTATATTCATTTCGATCTAAGTTTGGTAATGCACGAACAGCAACGAGTCTTGCTCGTGGTTCATAGTTTTCTATAACGTCTTGTATTTTTCTTGCTAGAATTTGCGCTGTTACAGGTGTCATCAACTCAAATAACATATCACGCACACCAGAACCAATCTCTGGATGAAATGGTTTCTCATAGTGATTAAGTAAAACTAAATTTCTAATCGATCTTTTGACTGCTTGAATATCAGTAATTTTATTGATGTCAGTATTACCTGCATTTTTACCGAAGAATAAATCTAGATCGCTGTATTGTTTTACGTTTCTTTCGCTATTATTGACTCTTTGTGCGTCATAATATGCTTCTTTAGTTTCAGACATTAGCAATTCCTTGTTGTTACACTTTATTTATAACGAATCAAGCAATGGTGATTGGGAAAGTTGTTTTAAGGTTATCTAATGCTGTATTCAATTGATCTTCACTTAGTTGTGCTACATCTAAAGACATCTCTTTCACTTCAGCAATCAATTCTTCTACTGGTTTCACATCTGGCAAAGGTAAATTATCAACTTTTAATATAGGTGCACCAGCGCCAGATGGTAATGTTAAATTAGGTACACCAGAACACACATCTAAGTTACCACTCACCAGATCTGGTATGAGACTATCAAAATCAAAACCTTGTAATGATAGAGCATCGCCAAACTGTGATCTAAGAGATGCTAATTTAGAAAGATATAGAGCACTTCCAACTGGCAAAGCAAGTAAAGAAGTCAATTCAGATTGTAAATTTATATCTGGTATAGTAGGCAACTCTGGAAGAAGTCCAGTAATATTTGCTTTGAGTGTGTCTAAATTAGCACCAACTGCTGACGCCAAAGCAGATGCATCTAATCCACCAGTGATAGAATTTTTAAGAGTGTTCTTCATATCATCTTGAGCAGATAATATATTATTTAAACTTTGATTTGCCCCACATAAGTTTGGTGTTTTAAAATCTAATGGCATTATACTTCCTCCACATCAGTACAATCATTATCACTTGTTCTAGATGGGTCACTACTACAGGTGTAATTAACTCCACCATCGTGTCTTGCGTAATCATCAGCACCTCTGTAGATATGTCGATCACCCTCGTATCTAATGTTAGACTCACCTACAATTTGTAGATTGTATTTTGCTTCTGTTTTAATTGCCATGTTAGAGGCAGACTTTATATTTAAAGTTGTACCAGAAGTGATTGATGTTAAATCGGTTACAGATGTTGCCGCTAATTTTGAACCAGCAAGTAAATCTATATCTTCTAATGAGAACAATGTAAATGTGTTAGCAGTGGTCAACTCATATGTACTGCCAACATGTTCTGATCTCTTACCTTTAATTGTTAGACTATAATCTTTATCAAGTCCAGCATCATCACTACCAACAACACCAACAACACTGTTCTTAATATTAAATCCGTGATTACCTAAAACTTCTTCAGACAAGTTACCAACACCACTCGCACCGACTTTCATATCTTTGTCTTTGTGAACTTTCTCATACATGTTTCCTTGAACTTCTAAAACATAATCACCTTTAATTAATTCTCTTTTGTTTCCATCAACAGTTAGATTAACATCACCTTTAATGAATACATTTGATTTGCCTGCGACAATCTCATAATTGTCACCAACAATCTTAACAACTCTTTTACCATCTGGATGTATCTCTTCAAAAGTCCCTGACTTGTGTTGACGCAATAATCTCTCAGCACCTGGCGTATCGTCAGTTTCAAAGATATGACCAGACTCACTTTCAAATACATGATTGTAAGGATACTCACCAGAGTTATAAAATGGATCATCTGGTAATAAACCTTTTGGTGCTGGTTCATCCCAAGTGGTTCTTTCTTCTTGAACAGCATCTTGTTTGTTTTGAATGTATGGTCTTGTCGCAATATCCACACTAGGATTAATAGCAGTGCTGTCAGCAGTGCTTAATCTTGAGACTCTGCGTTTTTGTAAAGCAAGGTGAGTTTCTGAAACAATGCCCTGCCCTAAACGATTGACATCTGTTTCATTAATAGAATGATTGGAGTTAGTAATTGCTTCGGAAGGATACTTTCCTGTTGGATCATTGAAACCTTTATTAATGTCTGGAGTAGCAGATGGGTATCCAGGAAGTGTACCCATAATAACTGGTTGTTGTTTTTCTACTGCGTCACGAAAGAAACCAACTACCCATGTGCCTTCTACTAGAAAACTTGGAGTGTTTCCTAAACCTTGCATTGATGGATCGGTAACAGGGTGCATGACATGTGCCCATGGAAGATCTTCCGTAGGAATGTCAGTTAGTTTTTCTGAATGGAATCCCAAACAACGAACTTGAACTCTACCAAGTTTTGCGGGATCTTGTCGATTCTCAACAACTCCAGTGAACCAGACAAACCCGTCTAGTCCCATAAAGTAAGACTCATTCATTAAAAAATACTCCAGTGTTTAAGAGTATTTATACAGTATATTGAACAACAAAAGTAAATCTATAAGATGGTGCCATGTTTGTTGGTGCACCTATACAGTGTGGTATCTCACCATCAAAAAGAATAAATCGACCTGGCGTGTAAACAAGTGTGTGTTCTATTTCTGTTAGATCATCATTCGCAAATAAAGTATAACCGCCCCACTCAATGTCCCATTTCATATTAGGGTAATAGATTAGAGTTTTAAATATTTTATTCTCACGATTGGGGTCATTGGCATCAGAATGAAATTGGTTGTGATCGTTAAGTGTTGATAGATTTACTCTTACTTGATTTATCTTATAACCCTCAACCTTTTTTAACATCTCACTGGTATCATCCTCAAACAAACGACTTCTTAATAAATCATCTTCAGTAAACTTTGAAGCAATTTGATGATTACCAGAATTTTCTAGATGATAGTTATCAGCACCTTGAATAACAAAGTAAGAGTTTTTTACGAAGTCATATATCTCTGACCTCTTTTTATAAGAAAGAAGATTATCCCAAATCTCTATCTCCTTTCCATTTGATGTCACCAATCTTTTATACATGATGATTTAATAAATCATATTTGTGATTATCTCTTCACGCATTAAAGATATACTCATCTCAAACATCTCAAGCATGAAACCCATCATCTTCTGTCTGAATATTTCATCAGATACGATTGGCATACAACTGTAACCTGTGTCAATGTAATCCATAGTTATTCCTCATAATAAATGTTACCTGCGATACAAATTCTTTTATCTTTTGTTTTGTTAAGTGGCACTTCATGTTTTAACCAAGATGGGAAGAATATAACTTCTCCTTCTTCTGGGTAAATTTCTAACCCACTATCCGTAAACAACAATGGTGGATTGTTTTTTGGCAAAGACAAATAATAAACAAATGTAAATATTGCTGGCCAGTGATTGTGTGGTGTAGCAAGACCATATGGTTCTGAAACTATACCCCACATCTCACTAACAAAAAAATTACCAGTCACTTCTTTATTGAAATGTTCTTTGGTATATTCTCTTGCCATAGATGACAAATCAATTGTCAAATCTTCAAACACATCATGGTATCTTTCAAAGA